ATACGGCGTAACAGGATATTCATCGAGCAATTTACTAAAATAAGTTGCTATCCCTTCAATAGGAATGAACATAGGTATGTTCTGCACAAACTCGTAATATTTCTTTTTAGTAATAGTATTGGGTCTTAAAGGATAGCACATCGTCACGGTGTGAAGGAAGAACCAATAATGAGGACCCCACACCTTTGGGTCTAATTTATATTGTTGCACATTTTGCATTCTATTTACTATAATGGCAAAAATATAATGGGAATTAAACAAAAGAATAATTGTTTTAGTTTAAATATAAAAATAAAACTATAAAACTAAGATATATGTTCTTAAACAAAAAAATACTATTATTTGGTGGTTCGGGTTCTCTCGGAAATAAGTTTATAGAAACATACTTGGGAAACAATGAAATAACAAATTATTCAAGAGATGAATGCAAACATTGGAAAATGTCTTTGAAATATAAATCTTCCAATTTAAAGTTTATTATTGGAGATATTCGAGATTATAATAGCGTTGAAAATGCTATTTTGAGAGAACAACCTAATATCATTGTCATTATGGCTGCTTTAAAGCACATAGACCGTTGTGAATATGCCATTCACGAATGTTTACAAACAAATTGTCTTGGACCAATGAATGTTTTGAATGCTATTGAAAAGAACAACGACCGTTTATTAAACTTGGAGACCACAGTAATGGTAAGCACTGATAAAGCTTGCGAGCCCACAAATGTATATGGTATGGCAAAAGCGTTGGCCGAAAGCGCTATTGTAGAAAAATCATTGCATATAAAGAACCGCAAATTCGTAAACATTCGTTATGGAAATGTATTGAATTCCCGAGGAAGTATTATACCAATTTTACACGAAAAGGGTAAAGACCCAGAAGTAAAAGAGTTTACATTAACTCACGAAGATATGACGCGATTTGTAATGACTTTAGAACAAAGCGTTGCATTAATTGAATATGCCGCAATTCACGGAGAGAGCGGAGATACGGTTATACCTAAACTGATTTCATTGAAGATGATAGATTTAATCCAGATTTTTTCGGAGAAGTATGGTAAGCCTGTAAAAGTAACTGGACTAAGACCAGGCGAGAAGATGTTGGAATCTCTAATAAGTGAAACCCAAGCTATGCGTCTTGTAAAAACAGAAGGTGGATATATGCATATTAAGCCGGCGTATAAAAATTTATTAGTTACTGAAGATATTAAGAATTATAATAGTAAATTGAATCCTTTAACAAAAGACGAGTTAAAGGAGTTTATGAATAAGTTAGAACTAATATAAAATAATCTTAATTATTATTATAAATGAGCATAACTGCAATACTAACATTGTATAAAAGACCTCATACATTAATTCAACAATTAATGGCCATTCAAAACCAATCAATTCCTCCCGAAAATGTAATTATTTGGAAAAATAATGCAGAAGGTGTTAATATTCCAAAAATACCCGAAGAATTAAATAAAAATGTTATTATTATAAATTCATCTAAGAATTTTGGTGTGTGGGCAAGATTTGCATTAGGATTATTAGTAAATAGTGAATATATATGTGTTTTTGATGATGATACAATACCGGGATGTGATTGGTTTAAAAATTGTGTTGAAACAATAAAAACACACAATGGTTTATTGGGGACAATTGGTTTGCGATTTTTAAAAGGAAATAATTATGAACATGAACACCCTCGTATAGGTTGGGGGGGACCAAATGATGTTACTGAACAAGTTGATATAGTTGGTCACGCGTGGTTTTTTAAACAAGAATGGTTGTCTTATTTATGGCAATATAATCCAGACTATAATGAAATGTTTGTTTCTGGAGAAGATATTTGCTTTTCACACTGTCTTCAAAAAAATGGAATAAATACATATGTTCCACCTCACCCAAAAAATAATAAAAATTTATGGGGGAGTATTCCAGAATACGCAATGAAATATGGTACAGATAATGCCGCAATTTCTCAAACACCTGGTAGTACAAGTAAATTCGATAATGCTTTAAAACATTTTATAAATCTAGGATTTGTTACAATGAACAACCGTTAAAAATTATGCATATATTATTTAATGTATATGCATAATTAATTGAATTAACAGAAAATTTTTATATTCTATATATTTTTTTATATGTTTCTGGATCCGCTCTTAATAATCGCATCTTGTCCTTTTCTTCGTCTAAGGTATCCTCTGGTCTTGCAACAAAAAAAGCTTTCAAGCGTTTATTTTTGTCTGATAAATTATTGCTTAAATACGATAATGTTACAAAAATCCGTTTACTTTCTGGAGGACAATTTGCAGGTTCTGGGTTTCCGTGCCACGCATAATCATTGCACTCAAATAATACCATTCGATTAAATATTGGCGCAATACTATCAATCTTTTTTATTAATTTTGCATCATTGTTTGAAGCATTATCTCCACGCCAAATTTCTAAATGACAACCATATTCTTCTTTCCATTCATAACTTAAATAAATCCCGAGTGTAATTTGTTTTTTTAAACCTTGAGTTGGATGTAACCCGGCGTCAACATGAATATCCAGTTTATCTCCAGGCCCATAAGTGTGCACTCCCCAGAAATTTCTTGTTTCGTCCAACTTTAAATCATAACCTACAATTTTTGACAATTTTGAAACAAATTGTTCACTTGTTAATTCTTCAAACAACTGCTTTAAGTAGGGAGGAAAATTATATTTATCTCGAAGAGTGAACTTTTGTTCAAATGGATTATTATATCTGTCCCAAGAATCTTTAGAAATATTTAATATTTCGGTTTGCAAGTTTGAAGCAACTAATGCATTTAAAAAATTATCACATTTTAAATAAGGAAATGGTTCAGTAATCAATAAAAAATCGCTAATATTGTTATTTATAATTGACATTAAAAGAAATTATAAATAGTTTTTATATTTATTTAACAATTTATTATATTGTATAAATATTTGTTAGCAACGCATTTATTGGGGTCTAAATTATTTTCATCAAGATTATTTATATAAATTTTTGCTACAGCACTACCATTATACCAATGAATTGCAAATGTAACATCAGAAATTTCATCTTCGAGTGTTTCAAAAAAGTAATTAATTCTATTCCATAAATAAGGATATACAAGTTGATTTCTTAAACAATAACTGTTATTTGCAGTAAAATAATTATTCATATGATGCGTCCACAAAGTTGGGCCTAGTGCTTGATAATTTTCATTAGTATCGTGCTCCTTAATATTTGAAATAACTGTTCGCGCGTTTAAATATAATCTTTCCATTATTTCGTTTTTCGGCGATGATAGTAATAATCCCGTTGGAAGTACCTCATTATACAAAAAATATAATATATCAAAAGAATGACCCTCAAACAAATGGTCTGGTATTTTTTTTATAAACAATAAATCAAAATCAAACCATAAACCTCCGTGTTCAAATAACTTTGCTATTCTAACAAAATCTGCTTTAAAAATGCACGACAATTTATTATTAATAGAATATTCTTCTTCAAAATCTATCTTTACTAACTTAATTTTATTATTTATACTTGTAATTTCATTCAAAGAAACAACCTTATTTATTTTAATAGAGTGTTCAGAGGTATTCCATTGAATAAATTTGTCAGATTCATCTTTTGCAGTATAAATTATTATTTCTATATCAGGATTTAATTTTGTTAAAGAATAAATTGTATAGTAATGCAATTTTGATAACTGATTTCCCTCCCAATATGTGAAAAAAATTCTTGGAATCATTAATTATACTATACAATTTTATTAAATTATATTCTACATTACGAAACTTTTAATTTTATTTACAACAACTTTACTAGTATCCCCATTCCCCAGCCACGAAGAATCTATTTTTATAGTACCATTATTAATTGCATTTATCCAGCTAAAAACCTCTTCAGTGTTGCACTTGTCTTTTTCAGCGCAGAACTTTACGCTGCAATTATTTTCATAACTTTGAGGTCTCTCAGTAAAATCTCGAGGAACAACAACGGGTGTTCCCAAAAGAGCAGGTTCTTCTTGTCCAGTTCCACTATCACTTATTATAAACTTGCAATGATAAACTGTTTGTAAATATTCTTTATATGGAAATAAAGGTATCATTTCTATTTTACCTAAATCTAATGAATGCGCATAAATTTCTTCCTTTAACCTTTTAAAGTAAAGCAACTTTACAGGAAGTTCGTATTTTTCAATGCATTTATTTGCAAATTCAAAAATATTTTTAAGCCTTTCTGGGTATTTAAAGTTTTCTGGGCGATGAATATCTAATAGAATCATATCGCGTCTTTTTGAATCGCACGCAATTTCATGACAAAACATTTTAAATGGTTCAACAATTGTATTTCCAACAACAAATACATTTTTAGTAATATTTTCTAGTCGCAATTGTTCTTTATAATCTTCGTGATATACAAATAATATATCACTGCAATGGTCACAAACTGTGCGGTTAATTTCTTCTAACATTCTTTTGTCATAAGAACGCATCCCAGCTTCAATATGTCCAATTTTATATCCAGCTTTTTTTAATGGAAATGATACTCCCGCTGAATTTGAATCTCCCAAAAATAAAATCAAATCTGGATGAATGTCGTTTTCTTCAAATAGTTTTGGAACTGCTACAGACAAATAAGCCAACTGTTCAAAATGATTCGTTGAACACTTCCCCGTGTCCAAAATATAATCTGGATTTCTTATATCCAGCTGTTTAAAAAATACATCGCTTAAAAGTGCGTCATAATGTTGACCTGTATGCACCAATATGTGATTAAACTCTTTATCTAGTTCTTTAAAGACAGCACACATACGAATAAAATCGGGTCTAATCCCTGTAATGGTCACTATTGTCTTTTTCATTTATGCAATGAATAGATTTTTGTATTTATATTAAAATTAAACGCAATAAATATAAAAATTATGCAATACTTAAATTGTGATATTTTATATCAAACTCTTCAATGTTTTCAGTAGCTTCGACATATATTCCTAGACTGTCATAAATTCTTTGTTTTTTATTAAATAAAGATTCATTAGACTCCACACCTTTATCCCACATTTCTGGAGACATACCGTGATATAAATGTATACCCCCAACGCAAGATAGATTATGATAAACATTAACAATGTTTATATTTTTTGAAATAATTTTTAATAAAAAATCATTATCATCATAACTCGCCCCCATTGTATAATCATAATTAAATTCTTTTATTTTATCAAATGTTTCTTTTGACATTGAAGTTAAAAAATGGTACCTTCTATTATTGCTAACTGATTGATACCAGTGCCAATAAAAAGGGTTATTGTAAATTTCTATGCTTTTAGTATTGCTGTTATAAATCTTTTCGTTTGTTTCGTAATTTAGACTAGCGTTTACATCAAATACATAGTAATTATTGTTAACAACATTGTTTTTTATAAACTGCAACACATCGCCAATGTGGCAAACTTCAGCGTTTTGAATAATAATCTTACCCCCTTTTATAAATTTAAATCCAATATTGTAATTTACTAATGGGTTATGCCAATCTTTGTTTTCGCGTTTTATTTTAACAATATCCAAATTAAAAGGATAATTTATATTCTTTATTGTCTCTACATCCAAAGGGTCACTGTCCGAGTCATCAACAATAATAATTTGCGCATTATTAACAGCGCTTTCTGCAATTGTCTTCAAAGTAAATAGAGTTTGTTTAGTTCTATTTGAAGATGTCATAACAATTGAAATAGTTTCGTCATCAATTTGCCTATTTTGAATGCAATAATGTTCAAATAAAGACGAGTCTAAATTTTCAACTCGTTCTTTTATTTTAAAAATATGGTCTTTGCATCTCAATAATGTTTCCATTTTTTTTATATTAATTTAATAAATTAAAATCTTTTAAATTACTTATTTGCATATACAATTCTTGTGGGTGAAATTCAGGTTCTGTATAATTTGACGACAATGTTTTATCAACTACTTCTGCAGCATCTACAGTAACTATCTTTATATCTAATTCAAAAACTTCTTTGATAATTTTAGCTAATTCATATTTGCTTTTGGAAGTTGGAGAATATATATGACGAACGCCTGCCCAAAAATTGTCGTTTTCTATCATATTATTTATTAATTTGCAATATTCTAAACAAGTTATCCCATTCCACATATGATTAGACCAACCATTAATTGTTTTATTGTTATTTGAAATTATCCATTCCATAAATGATTTTTTGTTAAATAACTCCAACCCTATAATAGAAGTGCGTATAACTGTGCATCCTTGTGGTTCACCCAGTGACTTACTCATTCCATATGCATTTTTTTCATCGTGACAGTCGGTCTCTAAATATGATCCTTTTTTACCAGAAAATACACAATCAGTTGTTGGTTGTATCATTTTTGCATTATATTTTTTGCAAGCATTCCATAACAAATGTGGGAATAACCCATTTATCAAAAAATAATTTTTGTCGCTAACAGCTGAATCCTTTCGTTGAGGTATTAAACCAATGCAATTTATTACACAAGTTCGATTATCTAAATTATTTTCAACTAATACATTTTCAATTGATTCTAAACTATCATTTGAAATTCTAAAATCAACTTTAATAACTTGAATACTTGTTTCTTGGTTAAAATATGAGTAAATATATCGACCAAGCATACCCGTCGAACCAAACAATAATATTTTATTTATTTTTGTTTCCATTATTAAGAATCATATTATATTTATTCAAAAATAACAAAATTCGCTTTAAAATAAACCAATGTTTGAACCGATAGAATTGCGGTTAGCAAATTAATGTAGGCAATTCTATTAAAGATTATATTTTTGTCGTTACGATTGACCGTTAAATTATAGATATATTAATCTATGTATATATGCATATAGTTAATGGAATTAACGGGAAATATGACGGAACATTTAGACCAAATTATTGCCAAGATAAATAATGGCGAAAATTTTGGCGTAATAAGACCTTCGGATGGAGAATACTTGATTTTGGAAAACAATACATTTACTAACTGCGACAATTGGACAAATTATTCAAATGGGGTTTTAAGAGAACAATTAATCGAGGCAGTTAAAACCGTTAATCCAAAATTGTATATTGGTATTCCTTGTAATAGCTGCGGACATAGTCCCGCACATATATACGATGATTATTTAGAGAAATATAAAGTTCCAAAATCTCAATTGACTTATGCAAATGTATTTTGCAATTCAAATTGGATAAAATCTATTAATTTTTTTAAATCGTATAGCAAAGGCTTTTATTTCATCACAACAGGAACAAAGGAATGTGAATTTCCAATTAAAGAAAGATTATATATAGATAAGTTTTTAGTAAATAATTGGAACAATGATTGGAATACAGAAACAAATCGCATATTAGATTACATTAAAGACAAAAAAAATGAAGTAATATGTTTTGCATCGGGACCATTAACAAAAGTATGGATACCTAAATGTATGGCTCTGAATCCAGACAATGTATATTTAGACATTGGTTCTGTTCTTGACTATTTTACAAAAGGAACAGAAAATGCTAGACCATATACTGATTCAAATACTTCTTATAGTAAAGAGTGTTGTCTATTCGTTTAAAATTATTATATTTTAAAATTTATATATACAAGAATGCAAACATATAGCGAACATTTAGGAAATTATCATGATTCCCGAGTGTTGAAAAAGTAATCATATTTTATTAAATAAATATAATAAAAATAATAACACAGTTGTCATTATTAATCCAAATATTTCTTCATCAGCCATTACATTACATATAGTGATACAGAATGTTATTTAAATTAATTTTTTTGCAAATGCTCTAATATCATTTTTGCACTTTTTCCATATCCATAAACAGTGCAACACTTCAAATGCTGTTTAGGAATTATATCATATACTTCATCCAACCTTGAATAATCTTCTAAAACTGTAATATAATCTTTTGGTATATGACTTCTCTCAGTGGAAGCCCTTAAAACCACGCAATGTTTTCCCAAAAATGATGCTTCTTCTTGTATACCACCAGAATCACTTATAAGAAAATTAGATTGTGCTATTTGTTTTGTAAATTCTTTGTGTCCACACGGCTGTTTCAATTCTATTGTTTCAATGTCCTTTATGGATTCTCTTACTTTATTTTGTAATTCTGGATTATGATGCAAATACCAAATATATTTTATATGTGGTGTTTTTTTAACAAGTTTTTTAAGTCCGTTTAATAAAATGTATATTTTATCCCAATTTTCTCTCCTATGAAAGGTTATCAGAACTGTATTTGACATAACACAATTGAGTTTATATGAGTCAATTAAATCTAATATTGTATTTCCTACATTATATACATTTCCAGAAACTCTTTCATTTTTTAATATTTCTGATGAATCATCATGTGGGGTAAAATGAATTGTTGCAATTCTAGATATCATTTGTCGATAAGCTTCTTCTGGAAAAGGTCTCTCCAAGTCATAAGTTCTTAAACCAGCTTCAATGTGTACAACTTTTTTTTTTAACTGAAATGCTGTTAATGCACTATAATAAGCGCTAGCTGTGTCTCCCTGAACAATGACATGCGTGCAGTCACAAATTAAATTTGGTAATAATGATAAAATTTGTTCGCCAATAGAACATAATCTATCTTTATTTGAAGAGTAATCAATAATTGGTAATAATTCAAATAATTCATCCATTTCTTCATCAATTGTTGAATGTTGCTGTATATAAATAACTTTGTATTCAAAAATATTCTGCTTTTTAAATTCATCAATAATAGATTTAATTTTTAAATATTCGGGTCTTGTTCCAAACATTATAGCGAATTTCCAAGAACTCATAAAAACATCAAATATAAAAAAAAATATAGCACTACGAATTCTTAAAAATAAAATAAAAATATTTTTTATATCTATATGACTATTATTAGAAAATTTGAAAACAACTTTTTATTTGTTATAAAAGAAATATATAATAGACGCTATGGTTTTTTTGACGAACTTAAGTATTTTCACAGAGTTTTAGACTCGAGCCTAATAAGTGAAAAGGACAAAAAATATAATACAAAGTTGAAAGAATTAGGAAAAGATAGAAATTCTATATTTTATGATGATTATCATAAATTTATAGATGCAGATGATCGATTTAATGAGATATATAACTCTTTTATAAACGAACATATTAAACCAATTTATGGAATTGACGATAAAATAGTTGTTCAAAAGACGCCTAACTTAAGAATATCTTTTCCTAAACTAGCAGCACTAGGAAAAAGAGTAGAAGAAAATGAAAAAGATAATATAATCGGGCTTCACAAAGACTCTGATTTTGGTCATCACGAAGAAGAAATTAATTTTATAATACCTATAACAGATATGTTTGAAACAAACAGTATATATTATGAACCTTTCTCCAATTCTGATTTACCAAAAGACCAATATATAAATTTAAATATTAAAACCAGCGAATATCTCACGGTAAAGTTCAATCAGTTATTGCATTATAATAAGATTAATGAAACTGGAGTAACTAGAATTAGCTTGGACTTTAGAATTATACCTTATGACAAATACATGAACAACATTAACAATTTTGTGGGAACAAAATTTGAATTGGATAAATATTACATTATTATTTAGATAGATTAGTTCAAGTTAATAAAAATAAAAAATAAATAATATAATATGAATAATATTACTGTTGTTGGAATAGGCAAACTAGGACTCGGATTTTCTCTAATGTTAGAAAAGGCTGGTTACAATGTTGTGGGTATAGATATAAATCAAGAGTATGTAGAATTGTTAAACTCAAAAAAGTTTGTATGCAATGAGCCAGAATATAACGAACTATTAAAATCCTCTCAAAATTTTAACGCATCTACAAATTTATATGAAGGAATAAATCATTCAGATATGATATTTATCATAGTTCAGACCCCAAACTCGGGGGGCGATAGATTTTATGATCATTCTATATTGTCTAACTTGTTAGTGAAAATAAACAAACTGAAACCTACAAATAAAGACATAATTATTGGTTGCACTGTTATGCCAAAATATATTGATGAGGTTGGCAATGGTTTAATAAGTGAATGCCAAAATTGCCACCTTAGTTACAACCCAGAGTTTGTTGCACAAGGAGATATTATAAATGGGTTTAAACGACCCGATATAATATTAGTAGGAACTAATAACGATGAATTAAAGCCTAAACTCGACAATATGTATGGTAAAATGTGCGAGAGTTCCCCCAAATTTTGCTATTTGACGCCTCTAGAGGCAGAAATCACCAAGATCTCAATTAATGGTTTTATTACCACGAAACTCAGTTATGCAAATATGATTGCCGATTTATGTGATACTCTAAATGCAGATAAAACTACTGTATTAAATTCGATAGGTAGCGATAGCAGAATAGGAAATAAGTATTTTAGACCAGGTTATTCATTTGGAGGACCTTGTTTCCCTAGAGATACAAGAGCATTAAAACAGGTTATGGATCAAAACAATATATTTTCAGGAGTATTGGAGGCAACGACTGCATCTAATGAATGGCATAATGTGTATCAAACGAAACAACTTTTAGAAGACGAAAAAGAGGTTTATGTATTTGAAAATGTATGTTATAAAGAAAACTCAAAGATACCCATCATTGAAGAATCAGCCAAACTTAAAATGGCAAAATATATAAGCAAGATGGGCAAAAAAGTTATAATTAGAGATGTAGAAGAAATTATAACAGAAGTTAAAAAAGAATTTGGAAATTCATTTATTTATGAAATAATGTAATTTGAATATAAAAATAAACTATTTATATTCAAATTGATAAAATAAACTTTTATTGCGTGTAATATATGACAACCGTTGTATAAATGATTATGATATATTTATAGTTATTAATACTGACTAATGTATATTTTATTGTATAAATGCTTATACTTTGCATTCAAAAAAGTTGGGTCGCTTGTATTGGGATGATTAATTTTTTCAAATCCTTGAGTTTTTAAATATTCCGTCATATTTTCGGCAGTATTATAATTGCATCCAGAGTATTGAATGCTCTCCGGTTCAGCCGTTATAAAAACAATCCTCTCTTTTAAATAATCACCAGCACTTTTTATGATATCAAAATCAGCGCCCTGTGCATCTATTTTAATATAATCAATGTACTCAAATCTATCCCAGGGAAATAAATCAAAAAAATGCTTCAAAGAGTATACATCAACATTTGTTTCGAATTTAACCGGACCCAACTGTTGGTCATTTGGTCTATATAAACTAGAAGTTCCAACATCATTTGTCATGGCGTAAAAATTAGTTGTTATAGGTTCTGTTACATTAGATAAAGCAAAAGGAATTAATCTAAATCGAGATTCAATAAATTCATTTTTTAATGGTTCTCCGTGATTTGGGTGTCTTTTAACAATATTTTTTTGTAAAATTGTATTAACACATTCTGGATTAGGTTCAAACCCAAATACAAATAAATTTGGTTCATTTGACAACCATTTGTTTGATTGTGGCGCACTATATGATAGACCAATGTCAATTTTAATATTTTTTGTATTAACTGGTATATTTTTTAAATATTCTTCCATATATAATATCAATATATATATTTTTAAATTATTTTCCATTAAACCATAGAAAACAATTTAAGTTTTTGGAACAAGAAATACTTCTTCTGAGATTTGGTTTATTTTTATGTAATTTAACTCGTTTAAATAATTAATAAACTCGTTTTTGTCTACATTACATTGTTGCATATTAATTTCATTCCATTCTATCTGGATGCACGGTTTATATTTTTTTATGGATTTCTCTCCTCCTTTTAAAATAAAATATTCCCAACCTTCTGTATCAATTTTAATGAAATTAACTGGAATATTTTTTTCATAAAACAGATTGTCAATTGTGTCAACATCAATCTCCACCTTACAAATATCATTAAATCTTGCTGGATTGTTTCCAATTGTATGAAGACCATTATGAGATATAGAAGTGTTTAATATACATTTTTCTTTTTTATTAGACAATCCCATATTATAAGTTTTAACATTTGTTATATTATTTAAAACTATGTTATCATTCAGCAAATCAAATGTTTGCCTGAAAGGTTCAAACGCATAAAAATTAGCCATAGGTAAATATTTTGCAAACAACGAATAAAGTCCACATTGCGCACCTACATCAATTATGTTTAAAGGCTTGTCTTTTGGTATATTATTAAAAAAATATTTTATCGATTCTTCCTCCCACATAGTGTTATTATCTAAAAATGTATAAGGAACTAAAGTTTTTGTTTCGTCACTAATTAAAATTGGAAGACTTTCATCCTTAAAGTAATTAAAAACTTTCATTCTGTATATTTTATATACATTTATAATATTTATAAAATAAACCAATTCTTTTTTGGTTTATGCCAAAAAGGTAAATAACATACTTCTGCATCACTAATTAATGCAGCAACATAACTAAAACTACTTTGCGATGTAACTAAAACATTTGCTCCAACTAAACCTATAAATGTATCACACAAATCTTCATCAATGTGAAAAACTACATCGTCATTTTTATATATGTCAAAACTCTTAATATTGCCCTGCGAATAAATGTGAAACAATACATTTTTATCTTTATATTTTTCTCGAAAATGATTTACCACATTTAAATAATAACTATCTGGAGTATCGGTACCATTTGTTCTGGTGTCTTGAACATTTGGTCTTCTAATATGAATGGCAATGTTAAATTTATCATTTTTAAACACATCTCTATCCTTATTTTTCCAGAAACATTCTTTTATTTTATTAATAGATTGATTATTCTCAGTATAAATATCTATATTATCTTCAACATGTCTATATAATTCTACCGTTGAAATGTCAACAATATTTCTATAATCTTTAATAGCTGATGGTTCGCGGTAATAACTATTTATATTTATAAGATTATTTAATTTATGTATGAAATTATTATCATTGTTGTAATTATGTTCCGCATTTGATATATCTTTATGAATGTATTCAAAATTGTTAAATTCTGCGTACAATATAGAAAATACAATATTTTGGTATTGTGCACCAAATCCATCGTCTCTTTCATGTGAAATTATTTTTCTTAGTGTATTATCGGGTATATGCTTGTGAATTCCTCCATATAAGTTTGTTGGAGAATACAATATTATATCTTTTTTGCTTAAATAATAAGCCATAAAAGAAAATGTAGATTGATAAGGCGTTATAAGATAATCGCATTTAGATATTAAACTATAGTCCAGCAACTCGTTATTCTCTATTGTTCCCGGTGATATATGAATATTAAATTTTGATGCGTTCTCTAAAGAAAACTGTTTAATCCATATTAAATCATCTTCGTGGGTGTGATGCACAAAGTTTTCACCTCCTTCTGTGCGAATTCCCCCCGTAAATATTAATAAAGTTATTTTATCATTTTTTTTTAATATAGATTCTAATGAATCGTATACAAACCTTTTATTTTTTTCAATAAATTCATTAACATCTTGCGTTTGTTGAATTAAGTCTCCTCGTCTAAAATGAACTCCCACAATTTTAGAACCATCTTTGGAAATATCATTTATAAAATTTTCAGAGCGTGAAATAGTATTTGCATCTTTAATTGTTAATTCGTCCTTTATAATATTTAAATTCTCGTTAAAATAGTCGACATTTTCAAAATGACCATCTAATATAGTGTCATCATTTATATCGTTTATATTTCTGTCATAAAAATTAGAGTCGACTGGTTGCGAATAATTGTGTGTTATTGAACCCAATGGTGATGATTCTTTAATATTAAAAAAATTTAATAAACATTCTTGACCGTGACATTTTAAATTTGTATTTATGTAAAAACTATAACCCTTTTTTAATGAAATATTTCTTAAAGCCGCGTATTGAAATAATTGATTGCCAAATCTTCCTTTTAAATTTATAGTAATAGTCATAATAATATATTTTAACTATATAAAAAATCTATTTCTTGCACGAAACACACAGGTGCCAGCCTAAATGTTTTTCTAAACAGTCAAATAACTCTTTTGGCATAGCTTCAAAATGGTCCTTCTTCTCGTAAATATAATTTTTGTATGGCTCTATTTTATACGGGAAAATATGCGTTTGTTTTATTTCTACACCACTAAAGTCTTTTAAAAGTGCATAAACTTCTTCGTTTGTGTAAACATTCGCTATTGGAACTCCACTCTGCGCTTCATATTGGTCCAACCCCTCAATAATTTCGTAATATTTCCAGGAGTTCTTGGCATATAACATCATCTTAAATTCTCCTCCATCATTTAACATTTTATATATGTTCTCTATCGATTTATTTATATCGGGTGTGTGGTGCAATACCCCAAAACTATAAATTAAATCGAATTTTTCATTGTTTATATTTTCTATTTCTTCAATATTTCCTTGAAATACATTTCCCTTTAGGTTAAATATTTCTAATCTCTTTTTGGTCAATTCTATAGATTTATCAGAAAGATCAATTCCAGTATATATTGCACCATTTTCAATAAAACTTTGTGCCGCAGTTCCAATCCCACACCCAATCTCTAAGACTTTCTTGTTTTTGTAATTTGAAAAATTAGCAAAATCAAGTATATGTGGTTCAACCAAATATTTGCGACTAGTAACTTCTTCAAAATATTCCTTTGTTCCTAACTCTTTTAGTGAATGACGGATATTACAAGGACGGTCATTCCAAAACGAGTAAACATCTTGTATAGTTTTATTTCCAACTTCCATATTATTTATACTTCTTTTTAATTTTCATAAATTTACGCTTAATAGCCTAATCTAAGATCAAAATTATTTTTCAATAATTAAAAACCAATTAATATCATAAATTTAAGATTTAAACACAAAGCAATATAATAATGTAACCTTTAAGGATTATGAACAAGACAAATAACATATGCAATAACTGTGGTAAACACGGTCACTTATTTCATCAATGCAAACTTCCTATAACAAGTTACGGTATCATTCTTTTTCGCCACAGCGCTGAAGGTTTGCAGTTCCTAATGATTCGGCGAAAAGACAGCTTCGGTTACATCGATTTTATACGCGGCAAATACTCTCCTTATAACATTGAACAACTGCAAAAAAGCGTGGACGAAATGTCTTTGCAAGAAAAATCACGGATTTTGACAGAACCTTTTGATAAATTGTGGAGACAACTATGGGGTGAAAATTCGGGAACACAGTACAGAAGCGAAGAGCAAGCATCCAGCAAGAAATTCGACGCAATAAGAAATGGAGTAATTATAGAAGACAAACTGGTAACGCTGCAAGACATTATTCAAAATAGTAAAACGGCTTGGTTGGAAACTGAATGGGAGTTTCCGAAAGGCCGCAGAAACTTTCAAGAAAAAGATTTAGATTGCGCTCTTCGCGAATTTGAAGAAGAAACAGGGTTTTCACAGAATGACATTTTAATTATTGATAATTTATTGCCTTTTGAAGAAATGTATATTGGTTCTAATCACAAGTGTTATAAACACAAGTATTTTCTGGCTTTAATGAATAAAAGCAACGAGTCTTTGCAAAATTTTCAAAAGACTGAGGTTAGCAAACTAGAGTGGAAAAATATAGACCAGTGTTTGGAATCCATCAGACCATACAATTTAGAGAAAAAACAGTTAATCGTGAAAATAAATAAAGTTTTGCAAGAATATAGAATATAT